GCTTACGATGAAAGGCTTATGTTTGACCAACATTACAGCTAACTATCGGCTAAAGAATGTTTCAATTTTCTTTAGCTTTAGTTAGCTTTTTTAGTATCTTTGACACTCACTATAAATAATAACTATGCACACTATCTTTCAACTTCAAGACGAAACACAAGTGTTCCAAACACAACTAACTTCTATGCCGGTAGTAGGCGAAGCTATCAACTTAGTTGATGGTGATCCATCTAATCCTACTGGCGTAACATCTTACACGGTTCTGAGTACAGGTCGTTTCTTTCTTAATGATGCTAACCCTAATGAGTATCATTGGAAGGTTACTATTGCACCTGTGGTTCAGAATCCGTAAACTCTTTTTTTAAACCTGCTGGTTACAGGTATTCTTGATGGATAGCCCCACTTCTGCCGAGGTGGGGCTTTTTGTTTATCTTTGCAACGTGGGTACTTGGTTTGGCAAGCCATTAAATACGCCGTTCATAGTCTATAATTTTTAATATTATGGCTATTGATTATTGCAGTGATGCGCTAACGAATCACGATTTAGTGAACTGTGGAGCATGGCAGAAAGGCGGCATTGATGCCATCGCAGTCATGGAAACAGATCACACGATCACGGACTTGACTAACGCTTCACAATGGACTACTAACATCGCTAACTCCAATGTAGAGATCGTTAAGCAGGTAGCAGGTGAATTACCTGAGGCTTCCGATATTGACGTTGACAATCCAGTAGGAGGCGGCAACCCAACTATTAATGATGGGTTCACCTGGACTACTACGATTGAAGATGCTAATATCAGCACTACTAACGATTCTTTTTGGGAAGGCGTGAATAAGAAGACCATTTACTTAACACTTCGGTTAAAGAACAGCGGTCAGATATTGTATATCTCTGATCCTGTTGAGGCGATTGCAAAGCCTATTGTTCCTAAGAATAAGACCGATTTGCAAAAGTACATGGTGACCTTCCGTTGGGAGGGGCGCACTTTCCCTGCTCGATATACTGAGCCGTCTGGAATCTTCGATGTTTAAGAAAGTTTGCAGGACGCTTATGAAGTGTCCTGCTTTCTTTTTACCTTTGAATGAATGATCACACTCTTAGCTATCGGATCTCCTGCTTATGGTAAGTTCGCTTACAACTTGGCAGTAAGTATCAAGTTCTACAATGACTTACCTATTCAGTTGATATACGAAGATTCAGCGTTATCACACCTGAGTAACACTAATCCATTTGATAAGCTAACAAAGATTAATGAACAGGATTGCAGGAAAGATGGTCGGTTGTTCCCGGCTAAAGCCAAATTAGCAATCCCAAAATACTGCGCTTATGACAAAGCTATTTATCTTGATGTTGATAGTATCTGTATTAAGCCTCTTGACAGTCTGCTTGATAGCATTAATGATCGAAGGTCTTATTATCTTACTGAGGTTAACGGGGCTATTACGGGCGGTGGTGGAACGCATTGGGCTAAGGAGAGGACAATATTGGAACACTACAAGTTACAGCAAGGACTTTATATCCCTGCGATAAATTCGAGCTTCGTCTACTTTGAAAAGGGGGATGAATTGGATGTATTGTATGATACAGCTAATGAGTTGTTAGACAACCCTATACCAATCAGCAAGCATAGCGAGCGGTGGGGGCGTAGTGGTTCTCAGCCAGATGAGTTGTATATGAATATCGCTTTAGGGGTTACAGGACACAAGCCTAATTTTCAAAGCCCTATGTTCTTTCGATGGCACAACAGCTTTACGGTAAAGGACTTAAAGAAGCATCATTACTTTATGGGCTTCTTTGGCACGAAGGAAACTAATCACAGGAGTATGTACGAGTATTACGATAAGCACATGATGAAGGTTTATAGGTCTTTCGGTCAGCGGCATTTGTGGAAGATTGAAAATTTGATGCAGGACAAGTTCATAACTCGTAGGCAAGGATGATTGATAAATCGTTCATTATGTTCAATAATCCTATTTAATGCACGATAAAGCCATCATGGATAACTATCGGCTAAAGAGTGTTTCAATGCTCTTTAGCCTTAGTTAGCTTTTTAGTATCTTTGCATCATGTTTAAGTGCGGATCATCTAAAGGCTGTAATCTTGACCAGTTCATTAACCTACTCTGAGGATAGGCTACAAGAACTCTCTGAACAGATCAGCGGTCTGTTTACTGAGGTAGTGGATAAAGCCAAGAAGAATAAGCCCGAACACCCCGACTTGGTGAAGATGGCTAATAGGGCTGCTATTCATGCACATATAGACACCTTCCCCGAAAGCCTGTTTAAGACTAAAGCACCAAGAGAGGACGACAACCAATGGAAGTACAGACAGGCTAATTACAGGTCTAATACTCGTGTGCATTGGAATAAGGCGGTCAACTCCACCAATAGAATCTACAATAAGCAGAACTACGATATAATCTACAAGGATGATAAAGCCGCTTATTCAAGTGAATCAGCTAAGGACTACTTCACAACAGATTATCCGAAGTTCGGTAACTTAATGAACTGGTTTCAGTCTGTTTTTCATTGCGAGAAGTTCGTAGATGCTAATGCCGTTGCGGTGGTCATGCCTAAGTACATACCCGAAGCAACGGAGTTAGTTAGCCCTATTGCGAAGATCTATCCTAATAAGGATATTTACCACTACTCTAATGAGATGGTGCTAATCCTGAGCGATGAAAGGAGCTTAGTAACATACGGAGGCACTTCCAAGAAAGAGGGGATGGTGTTTTACCTGTTTACTTCTGACTGGATTTACAAAATCATTCAAGTAGGCAAGAAGGTAGATTACAAATTTGAAATTGAGGAATACTACGAGCATGGATTAGGCGAAGTTCCTGCTATGTTTCTGAAAGGGTATCCAATTAAGGATTATTATAAGTCTTACTTCTACGATGCCTTAGACGCTTTGGATGAAGCACTATACGACTACTCTACCTTACAATTAGGCAAGGTAGATAGGGTATTCCCGATTAAAAATGAGATAGTAGATAAGTGCCATAACTCCGAGTGTGAGGGCGGTTATATACCTGACGGCATTGAGACCGATTCAGAAGGCAACACACGCAAGAAGTTCAGTACCTGTCCTTCGTGTAGCGGTTCTGGATTGGCGGGTAAGTCTGGTCCGTTAGTGGTCAATGCTATATCTTCTGACAGATACAATGATCCCGACTTACAAACTCCACCCTTCCCGAATGTTGCCTTTGTTAGTCCAGATGTAGAGCCGTTGAGGTTCTTAAAAGAGGACATAGATAACAACTTGACTAATGCCTTTGTTAGTCTGAATTTGCCCGTTACCATTGACAAGTTAAGCGGCAAAGAGACAGCAACGGGCAGGCTTATTGACAGGGAAGAGTTTTACAGCTTCTTGGTTCACCTGAGCCAGGAGAACTTTGAGCAGTTAGATACATTGATGTGGTGGATAGGAGGCATGAGATATGGTTCTGATTATCAGGGGCATATTATTATACCTCCTCATGACTTTGCGATAAGGTCAGCAGCTGAGTTGACTACGGAGATTAACGATGCTGTTAATATGCCTGACGTGGTTAAAGATGAATTGACTAAGCAATATGTATCTACTCGATTGAACTCAGATCCTGATGCGGTAAGGATAGGCGAGATTATCAGCACGGTTGATAGTCTGAGATACAAGGGCAAGGATGAGATTGGGTTAGCCGTTGCGAGTGGTGCGGTGGAGAAGTGGCGATGGAACTTGCATTTGAATGTTTATGCTTGGATACTTCAAAGGTTCGCAGAGGACAAAGATTACATCTATAAAGATGTGGACGAAATTAGAACTGATCTAGAGGTATTAGCTAAGGCATCTGCAAGGATAACACCAGAAACAATCATAAGTGAGTCTTAAAAAGATAGACGGCAACTTAGAGAGCGTTGCAGACCAATTAGAGAAGATCGTAGCTCAAGCACAAGAGGACTTAATCCCCGTGTTAATAAAGGCATTGGAGAAGTTAGATTACTCAGGCGGGTCGGTTGTTCTGAATGACAAGAACCTGCTAATGACTTCTCAAATTGTCGAAACAATAAGAGATGCCTTAGAGAGCGGTGTGTATATCGAAGGAATACGAGATTACTCCAAGTCTTTCCCGAATCAAGCCGAATTGATTAATGGTTACTTCGCTAAGTCTTTTAGTGAGAGGTTCGCTGAGAAGCAGATATTTAACACTATTGTAAGGGATGCTCAGATACAAGCGTTAGAATCGCTTACAGGTAGTGCAATAGATCAGGTGTTTGAAAAGCCGATGAAGTCTTTAATACAGAAGTCTATCACTACGGGCGCAAGCTTCCAGGAGATGGTGGAGGATCTGAACACTTTTATCATAGGCAATGACAATATCGAAGGTGGTTTACTGAGGTACACTAAGCAGATAGCACGAGATACCTTTAGCAATTACACCCGAAGCTATACTGATGTGCTTAGTAAAGACTTAGACGTTCAATGGTTCAGTTATGATGGTGGTACGGTTAGGGATAGTCGGGCGTTCTGTTTGGAGCGTGCAGGTAAGATATTTCACAGAAAAGAGATTGAGGCATGGGGCAATGGTCAGAGTACGGGTAGCTTAGATTATCCAGAGGGCGGTGAGTGGCAAGGCAAAGCAAGGGGAACTAATGGTAGTACAATATTTAGTTTCTTAGGTGGGTATAACTGTATTCACTATTTAGCGGCTATGCCTGATAGCTTAGTACCTAACCATGTGAAAGACAGGGCAAGAGCCGAGGGTTACATAGAATAACGTATCTTTGCACTAATGGATGAACGAAGATTTATTAATCTGAAAACAGGCAAAGCCAAGTGGTTTCCTGCTTCAATAGATGAGCAAGCCTTAAAGGCTATTGATTGGATTCCTGATAACATAAACATAGATAATGGAAACAAAAGAGATTCTAACGAAGTTGGGCTTCAAGGGAGACCCCGAAAACCAAGAGGAAGTAAACAACTTTCTGAACAAGGAAGTAGTGAACGTGGGAGTAGCAAGCGAACACGAAACAGTAAAGGAACTGCTAAAAAAAGAACACGGAAGGGCAAAGGGAGCAGCGGAGACAGCAGTAAAGAGAGCCTTTAGAGATCAGTTAGGTGTTGACCTGTCAGATGCTGAATTAGAGGGCAAGAAACTCGATGACATCTTAGGCGAAGCGGCTACAAGAGTTAAAGAGAAGATTGCATCTTTAGAGGCTCAGAAGGGGGGCAAGTCTGATAAGGAAGTCGAAGCCCTAAATAAAGAGATCGAAAAGCTAAAAGGTCAGAACAAGGACAACATGAACTTGTTAGAGCAGACCAGGGCTGAATTGCAAGAAAAGGAAAAGGAATACTCTAACTTTAAGACCACATTAACGAAGTCTGAGCGATTGAATAAGGCTTGGGGAAGCGTAAAGATGGTTGACGACAAGTACAAGGTTCGTGGCTTCCAGGCTGAGTTCAACGACAAGTATAAAGTTGAGTTGGCTAATGAAGGCGACAACTCTAAAGACGGGTTAGTCATTAAGGACGCTAACGGCAATAGGGTCACTCATAATAATGACTTCATCACATTGGCGGATTTGATCGCTAAGGAAGCAAGTGAAGCAGGTGTAATGCAGAAGTCTAACCCTGGAAAGAAGAGGGTGGAGTTATCACCTGAGGAGTTAGACGGGCTAACACCTTTCCAACGTAGAGCATTAGAGAATGCCCGCAGGAATGCTGATAGGAATAAGGCTGCTTTAAGCCGATAGAAATACGCTCTTTAGGTTAGTCTCTACCTTCGGGTAGGGGCTTTTTTTATTTATAATAATCCCACAAGGCAACTACGTAAGCCCACCATATTGCGCCAAAGAAAAACCCCACCCAAGTAGGAAGACCTAAATAAATTGTGAAAAACAAAGCAGAAGTTGTCAATACACCAAATAGCACAACTGAAAGTGCTATTTTCAATATTAAGTATAAAACCTTCCTTTTTTAGCCGTTGTGCTTAATACTCCACTACCTCACAATCTCCGTAAAGCCATTTATGGTTGTAATCAATAGCTTCGTTTCTGCTATCAAACCTCATTGCTTCAGAAAGTGAAGAAGTAAAAATATGTCCTGTTTTGTCTTTACATTTGAAATAAACAGTCATTGGGTCTTGTTTTTCTAAGTAATAGTATTTTCTCATTTTCAAAGTTTTAAGTTATTAATCCGTTCCGTACATAAGCACAACAACACTTGTAGGCAATTTTATTGCTTCCCAACCATTGAACAGCTTTTGCACTGAAAATCGCATTTGTGATTATCTCCCTTAATGTTTTGATTGAGGAAATAAAACTGTTTGCTTCGCCCTACAACATCCAATAAAGCACATATTTTGTCTTGTGCTTTTACCCAACTTATGTGGCCTCTGCGTAAGTCGTTCAATATATTTCTAACTTCTTGTCTCTTATCCATACGTGCTTTATTTTTATCGCCGTTAGCTAAGATACTACACCTACTCCAACTTTCCAAACAACTTATACCCGTTCGCATATAATTACGGCTAAATTGCAGTAATTATACCCGTATTGATATAATTACTATCTTTACAATACCCACAGTCGAAGGACTTTAACCTTACGTGGTAGCTCGCCATCAATGAGCTGTGGTTTCCTCGCCATAACGCAGGACAATTTTTTAACATTACAATTATGTCTTATGGTTCATGGGATGTTTTAGCCTGCCCAAATCTGCAGGAGAACATTGCTGATTACTTTGTAAGCGGTGATCCTACGGTCAACCGTGAAATCAAAGCCTTAACTGGATTCCTCTTGTCTGACGATAACAAGTCTGTACTCAATTCGAGAATTGACAGCGGTAACGGACACAAGAGAACTGTTGAGCTTACTTACTTTCCTCGCCTTGAGGCTACTTCTACTTCTGCTACACCTTCGTGTGCAGGTGGTGATGAACTTACTCAATGCTCTACTACTTACGAGATTGACACGACTGTTGGTACATCCAAAGAGATGCGTCTGCAACTTCGTGACATCGAGAAAGGTTGCGCAGATGATGAGTTCTACTTTTCTAAAGTTCTCATGCAGGAGTTCGATGCTATTTATCGCAAGATGAATAAAACGAACGCTGCTCAGGCTGCTGCTTTGGTTGGGAATCATGCCACTACTGGAACGAGTGCAGCGGTTAATGCTACTGTTACGGCTTCGGGTAACTATTCTAACGACTTCGTTCAAACTATCCTTTACGAGATGGCTGAGAGCGAGATAGAGAATACTGTTCCTGTTGCTATTGGTGGTTCGCAGAAGTTCTGGAACTATCGCAATGCTTCTGAGTTCGCTCAGGCTGCTGATGGGTTGAATATTGACGTATCATCTTACTTGGGTCGCTACGGCTTCCCTATGTTGTATGATCGTGATATTGAGACTTCTGGTGCATTTGCTGCTGATGAACTGTTGGTTTTAGTTCCTGGTGCATTGCAGTTGCTTACCTTCAATCGCTTCGCTCCTGATGGCAACACAGTTGCTGTTATGAACGACGACTTGTATAAGCAAGGTACTATTACTGATCCTCGTACAGGTATCATGTTTGATTACGTTGCGAAGTACAACACTTGTGACGGGTTGAGTTGGGATATCTGGGTAGGCTTGTCACACAAGCTTGTAGGAATGCCAAGTGACTTATTTAATCCTTCTGATCGTTTGGAAGGTGTTACTTATGCTTACAAGTTCAAAGCTGTTGCCAGCTAAGGGCTTCTACTCTAAGGAGGGGCTGCCGTTTGGTAGCCCCTTTTTTGTTTTTCATTTCCGCTAACTAAGGCTAAAGAGCATTGAAACGCTCTTTAGCCGACAGTTAGCTAAGATACTACACCTACTCCAAATCTCTAAACAATCAGGCGTTTTTTTGTTTATCTTTGCCTCATGTGCTATACAGACCTTTTAGGCATATCGAGAGCCTTTAACGATACATCCGATTCAGGATACTACATAGAAGACCTGGAGATATCCGTAAAAGATGCAGATTCAGGGCACACAGATATAGATGGGAGTGGACGGAATTACCTTACTCGTAAATACAACTTTGCTACCAAAGTCATTGCCGATGAAGTTCGGAATAAACTACGGAAGAATTTTAAAATAGGGAGCGTTTTACACGATGGAGTATTAGGTTCTTTCAGGCGAGATATGCCGACATTTGCAGCTAATGCAAGTAAATACAGAGGGATTAGGATAAGGATAGACCATGCACCTTACGTCAAGCTAAACATTAATCGTGCTTCATTGATGTTACAGGGCAGCGGTTCACAGACTATCCGAGTTTTCGACTTGCAGCAGAATAAACAGATCGACACCTTTACTATAACTTCGGTAGCTGATGAAGTGGTGAGCGTGGATTTAGAGAAGTCTTACCAAAGCTATAAGCAGCGGTTAGATTTAATCTTCGTTTACGATGCTACTACAGCAGGATACCAAGTGCCTATCACTAAGGGCGGTTGCAGAAGTTGCGAGGCTAATAATAGGTTCTTGAATGCTTCTGGAATAGAGATAGCACAAAGTGCAGATAAGGTAAATGGAAACATTCAAGGCAGCAACGGTGGAACGGGTGGACTGACCATAACTTACAATATAGAGTGCGATATGGACGCTTTTGTTTGCTCTATGAGACAAATGATTGCACATCCGTTATTGTACTTATGGGCCGCTAAGGTTGCTGAGGGCTTTGGTCAGAGCGACAGATTTAATTCGAAGATAAGATTACCTCAGGAAGATTGGGGTGAACTGCATGATAGGTGGATGGGCAGGTTTGAGGAGTTGTTGGATGGCATCTTTGAGAATTGGAAAGCACCGAATGATGAGTGCTTTGCTTGCAATAGTGGGTTCAATAAAGTAGTAATGATACCATGACCACTTATAAGTCAGGTGTGGCATGGATTAATGCTATCGAGAAGAAGCTAAAGGATGTTGACGATGTTGTGGCAACCGAACTATTGGGTACATTAGAACTATTCACATCGAGGGTGTTTGATTCTGGCAAGAATGCTAATGGAGTTGTTTATGGTAAGTCTTATTCGCCAAGCTATAAGAAGTACCGACTAAAGCGAGGCAGGAGAGTTGATAGGGTTAATCTTCAGTTAGAAGGTGATATGCGTAAAGACATAGGAAGCGGCATTAAAAAGAAAGGACAAAAGACGGGCTTTGGTTTTGATAATAATTTCAATACTAAAAAATGGGAGTGGAACGAAGAAAGATACGGCAACTTGAGCCAACTCACCAAGTTTGAAACGCAGGGGCTAATGAAGCGTATTGATAAATCCGTAACAGAACTATTAAACAATGCTTGAGACGATCATACAATTCATAGAAGGGCGTATTGAGGCTTTGGAGATGTTCACTGAGCTCTACGGTCTTTGCGAGATAGGTAAAGACGAAGTAAAGCGAGATGGTAACACCACAGAGCGCACCTTCCCGGTTCAGTATATAGGAGCAGGAAACTACAAGCTTTACCCCAATGACTTTGATCTGACTGCTTCGCACGGATACTTTAAGTTGTTAGATGTGTCAGAGGAAAGAGATGATGAAAACGATCTCTACGGAGGGGAGACGATATTAACACGCACCTACTCCATGCGGTTCGTGGCTTACGTCAATAAAGATATCTACCAAGTTGATAATAAGTATGCGCCTGACAAGATTATGCACAACGTATCTCAGATGCTAAGTTTAGAGGACGTTGCAGGGCTTAACACAAGCTTAGACACCATTAGCATTACTTCCAGGGTTACGAGTGTGGAGATGGACAGATACGCTGTTTTGGATGCTGAGTACGATAATGTAGACTTAGGGGCTTTAGATCTTCAATATACCTATTTCTATGCTGACTTTGATATTACTCTATCTGCTACGGCAAGCTGCTTGTTTACTTATGCGTGTGGCGATCAGGTTACCGATGTTGCGACACTTTTGGCGAATGCTTACGGTGATTGCCAAAATGTTACAGTAAGCAATTCGGATGACAGTTATGAGCAGTCGGTAGTGAGTGGAGGCACTTTAGAACTTCCAGACATTACACTTACTGAGGTAGATGGGTCTACTACCACAGCACCAAGTGTTCAGGATGTTAGTTGTGATGCTGATTTGTGTCCTCAGTTCTTAAAGGGTGTCTTTGCAGCGGGTGATACCGACATGGAGCAGATTACTATTGATTCAGATAGCGCAGGAACATACGACACGGAGACTACTGATAGCGGAACTATCACTTATTCAGTCAATGGAGGTGCATTTGAGACGTTAGCTGCTAAGGGAGGTAGTATTACTTTAGCTGATACGGACACTTTAGATGTGAAGCGCACCAGTTCAGCGAGTGCGGGGTTCTTTAAGTTAGCTAACTAAAGCTAAAGAACATTAAAACGTTCTTTAGCCGACAGTTAGGCAACATTAAGAAGCTTGCCCTCAAGTTTACCTATCACTTCAACCCATTGACTGCTTGGCACATCCATTGCTTCATCTGTCATTCCTTTGTCCGCAAAGTCTTTTGCAAGTTTGGCTAACTCTATTGCTGCCAATACATTCTGCTTCTCTGTTAACTTTCCGCTATATGGGTTATAGTCAGAAGAACGCATCATTAAGTTTACTAATTTTCGTGTTGTCATAATTAACGTTGCCTAACAATGGCTAAAGTTAATTGCCTTGCAAGGTCTTTTTATAATTTTATGGTTAGTGTTTAAGGCAACTAACCTTAGCCTAAACGTTAGCCACCATTTAAGACATCACACAGCTTTTAGTGACATATTCCATTTTATTAACTAAATCAGGCTTTTTAAGCCCGTTTTTTGCGTAGAAATTAATCAACTTAAATAATTCACACTCAAAATCATTTGCTATTCCTTTTGCTTCATTTTCAGTAAAAAGCCTGATGGTATCTTCATCTACTTTGAAAGTCCCGTACTTTCCATTTGGCATTGACTTTTCAGTGACTGAAATCAAATAGTCAGTTCCTTTACCATAAGTCCCCTGACCTAATTGTTCTCTTATTTCAGTTATGTAGCCGATTACTTCTGTATCAGTGCCTTTAATTATTGCTTTGTATTTTTGAATTTCCATGATAAAAACGGTGGCTAAAACAGTATATAAAATATAGGCGAGTAAGTGCTGTTTTAGCCGTTATTCCACTTAATCTACCTTTGTTGTTAATCCGAAATGTAAGTGCTTTTAAACGCCTACATTTCATATACTCGGCACGTTAGCTAAGATACCACACAATTATCACACTTCAAAGCATTTGCGTAACTTTGTGGCGTGAGTAAGTTTATATACTACGGATCAAAGACAGGTTTGCCCACTACTAACTTAGTCGGAAGATACCGAGCAGACACAGGCATAACAAAGGACGGTAGCGACTTTGTTAGCGGATGGGATGACATGGTAGGTAGTAACAACTTATCTCAAAGCGTTGGATCAGCACAGCCATTATGGCAAGATAATGTAAACAACGGTGAGCCTGCCGTATTGTTTCAGGGTAATGATTGGCTAAGTCATGGCACTAATCTAACCGTTGGAACGGCTTTCATGTGTGGCAACTTTACAGGTGGTGCTACCTTTCCAGACTTTAACGGGGCGATAACAGGTGCAAGCGGTAACACCATTATAATGGTAGGTAATAAGAACTCATCTAATATTTACGAGGTTTTCGGAAGTTTGGGGGATACGTTGATTAATGATGTGAACACACCAAGCTATGCACCATTGAGCGATTATAAAAGTTGCGCAACTAAAGGCACTCCAATTGTATGTAATGGGATAAAGTTAGGTAAAGACAGAACTAACAACCGTTATTGGGAGGGCTATATGTTTGAAGTGCTATTATACTCAACTGAATTGAGTGCATCGGACATAACCGATGTATTTAACTATCTTAGCAGTAGGTACTTATGACTATCATATTCATAGAAGATATTGAACAAGCCCAACACTATGCAGGGTTAATACATGAGTATCTTTTGAGCAACCGAATTAACTATAATGCTAATTCATGGCAGGAGTTCAGCGGTGAACCTCCTTATCTATTGGAAATGCCTGATGACATACCAGATTCAATAGTTATTAATGCTTTAAGGTGATCTACTGGCAGACCATAAAGACTGTATTCGTAAACGTACTTCCGTACATTATATTCTTCTTTGCACCCATAAAGGGATTAATGATAGGGGTTGGAGTGTTGACGTTATTAGACTTAATTACTGGATTGTTAGCCGCTAAGGATAAGATAACAAGCCAAAAGCTAAGCAGAACCGTTGCTAAGGTCATGTGGTTTCAGTTGGCTATATTAATCTCAAGGCTATTTGAGTTGGTCTTTATACCTGGCGTTCCTGTTGCTAAGTTAACAGCGGGATACATTGGATTAACTGAGTTCAAGAGTAATATGGAGAATATCGCATCTGCAACGGGTGTTGATATCTGGAATTACATAATTGAATATATCCAAAAACACAAAGGAAAATGAAGTCACTTGCTGATGACCTATGGGCGTTCTTCTCGGAGAACCCAAAGCCTAATGTACGATCTGAGATAAGACCATATTATCAATCTATTGCCGATAGGTTTGGTACGTCTTATGGATACGTAAAGAAAACTCACCATAAATGGGAAAGTAAAAACAACACAGTTAGCCAGACCTTAGAATCTAACGGGCTTGACGGCAACAACTGGAAGCACGCATGGGTAAAGGATAAAACTTGTTCAGTCTTCCTTCGTAATGCTAGCGGTGATGTTAGTTACGATGATGTGAGGGAGGAGTTAATCGAAGCGGCTAAGAATCATGCACCGAAGTACCCTAAGATAGAGCGCAAAGAGCAAGGTGAACACCTGCTTATTGTCGATCCTTCTGACCTTCATATAGGAAAGTTAGCTTTGGTTTCTGAGACGGGGGAACTATACAACGTACAGGAAGCCGTTAAACGTGCCAGAGAGGGGGTAGAGGGGCTTATCTCTAAATCTCAAGGATATTCAATAGGAAAGGTTTGCTTCGTTATAGGCAACGATGTATTACATATTGACAATCCGAAGCGCACAACGACATCTGGAACTCCTCAGGACACAGATTCAATGTGGTGGGATTGTTGGATAAAGGCAAGGGAGTTATATGTGGATCTTATTGAGCGGTTGTTAAGCATTGCGGATGTTCATGTGGTCTATTGCCCTTCTAATCATGACTTCACTCAGGGCTTTATGCTTGCGGAGAGCCTTTACGCATGGTTTCACAACTCCGATAATGTAACCTTTAATGTGAGTATGTCGCATAGGAAGTTCATGCAGTACGGGGTGAATATGCTTATGTTCGATCATGGTGACGGGCACAAGGTTCAGGACACGCCTATTATCATGGCTTCACAAGAGCCTAATATGTGGGCGGCCACTAAGTTAAGGTATTCTTATAAGCACCATTTACACCATAAGCAACGAATCAACTGGTTGACTGAGAAAGATTATCACGGTTGTACTGTTGAGTTCTTACGTAGCCCGTCAAGTGCTGACAGGTGGCATGATACTAATGGATTTACATTCGTTCCGCGTGCCCTCGAGGCTTTCATCCACCATCCCACTCAAGGTCAGGTAGCAAGGATAACGCACTACTTCTAAACTTTTTTCTGAAATAATCGTATTTTAACTTTGAAAACTCAAAGAAGGAGTTTACCTTTGATAAAACTTTAACTATGAATACATTTAATGACGTACTAACAAGGATTGGAGATGCTAAAAACGCATTTCTGAACGCTGTCAACGCAAAGCAGACAGACAGCGAGTTTGAGATGATCTACGAAATTAAGGGAGTTCCTGCCGTTGATATGCTGCGGGTACATAACTTCCTTAGTGTTTCGTTTAATTCTGACTTTGACGAGCCTGTAACAATCGAAAGCGCAAAGTCGAAACACCTCTACACAGCGTTCTATATGACGCTGAATAACAGCAAGTTAACTATTTCCATCACCTCTACAAAAGCAAAATATGAAATCTATTCATGAAGCACTCATGGAAGTGCAAAGCAAGTTGAAAGCACCAAAGGCTGAATACAATAATTTTGGAAAATACCACTACCGAACTACCGAATCTATATTAGAAGCAGTAAAACCATTGCTTTATGACAATGGATTACACCTGACGTTAAACGATAAGCCTATATTGATTGGAGATCGTTTCTATGTTGAAGCAACTGCAAGCATATCGAACGGCAATAACGCATTAAGTGTTAGTGGATTTGCAAGAGAATCAGACACAAAGAAAGGCATGGATGATTCACAAATAACAGGGGCGGCTTCAAGCTATGCCCGAAAACGTGCGTTGTCTGGGCTCTTCCTTTTAGATGATGCTAGGGATTCAGATGTTACAAATGCTTCAACAGGTGCAGCAGAAGACTTAGCTAAAGACATAATTAGCCGTGTCAATGATGCGAAAGACTTTGAAGATTTGAACAACATCATGCTCACGGATGAATTAGAGAAGTTGAGCAACGACAAGAAAAAAGCATTGTTTGGCTTGATGCTTTCAAGGGCTACTAAAGTTGGGGCAATCTTCGATAAAGAAAACAAGCAATTCAATCCTAAGTGAACTTCATAGATTGGATAGAAGAACAGGAAGAACAAGCGGCTAACTGGCAGGCTTGTTCTTTCCTTATTCATTTAATCGAAAAATCAGGGCTACACGAAAGAGAACAAGATCAACTAACAAGTGAGTTACTCGATGGTGTTCAATGGGATAGGTATTGGGAAATCAAAGCAAGGGTAGACGATGCGCTACCTCCTGCGTGGGCTAATTATAAGGGTGATATGAAAACAGTACACAAATTACTAAACACGATATTATGAGCGATCATGAACTAACTTTAAGACAGCGTATTAACTCTAACTGCAAGAAAGTCAGAGACGAGATAGAGCGTGAATGCGACCCTATGGACGGTCATTGCTTGGTCGATAACATGATGAAACTCAAAGCATTGGGTGGGCTTATGTCGGAGACGGTTGCACTTGCGAACCAGGAACTTAGAGAGAAGCAGGCAGAAATGATGAAGCAAGATGATCCGGAACTAAAGAAGATAGTTGACATCTTCGGGAAGGGATACATTAGGACCTGGATAGAAGCTGAGTGCAAGAAAGAGTTGGCTTTAGTTGAATACTGCGTCTACTTAGACAAGAGGGTAAGCTATGCTATCGAGGCTTTACGGACTGCTATTAGTCATCTGAAAGAGGAGATGAACCGGGAGCGTTTTGGGCAGTAATCACCGAAAAACGGTAATTTTTCATGAAAAGTAGTAACAATGAAGATAAGTTGTGAATTTCTTATCTTTGTCATGTAAGCACGGGAACTTACAAAAGAAAATTATTAGCCGTCTGATTAGTAAGGCATTCCCGTGCGCCTGAACGTCAGCGGCTTTTTTTGTTATGGCAAATGAAAACGGATACATAAAGCTATTTAGCAAGTTTCAGCATTGGGGGTGGTACTCAGATAGTAAGAGTGTCCATTTGTTTATTCATCTTTTAATAAATGCAAACTTTAAGGATGGTTGGTTTATGTGTGAGCAGATTAAGCGTGGTGAATTAGCTACCTCAGTAAACTCATTAAGTGAACGAACTGGATTGACACATAAGGAGGTCAGGACGAGGCTAAGAAATTTTGAAAAAACGGGCGAAATCGGCAAGCGAACGGGCAATCGGTTTACCGTCATAACTATCTGTAAATATGATAGTTATCAGCACAACCCAAACGACAAGGCCAAGCCAACG